GTCTTGTGCATACGGTTCATCACCGTACCACAAAACAAGAGGCGGGGGGGGGTTTAATAGGGGGCACGAGGCCCCTCTTAAAGCGGCTTAGCCGCAGTCTGCCATATGGCAGATAATCCGTCGGATGAAAACACTGTCCGGCGGGTGGGTCCCAGTCTTTGCCTCTTCACGAGGTGATTATGAAGACTGGCTGGGTCAATAAGGACCAGTGGACGTATGCTTTTGTTGGGGCAACCCAAGCAGGGCGCCGTGTTGGCAAACGCCAAAACGGGGTGAACGGAAACGGGTATAAACCCACGACGTACGAAGGGATTCATGGGGTCTTTCCCCTGACAACTCCTACGTTACCGAATGGGGCCCGACAGCCGCGCACTGACGTTTTAGACCTTTCCTTCGTCTCACAAGCAAAGAGCGCTTCGGCGTTCCCAGCAGCCCGTAACAAGGCGTGGGCGAAGTTTGTTGAAAATGTACGGACCGACCCTGCTTCTCTCGGCGTTGCTCTTGCCGAGTGGGAGCAGTCATTTGGTATGATCACACTCCGCGCTACCCAATTGTTTAAGGGTGTGCGGGCCCTGCGAAAAGGCGATTTTCGGGGTTTTCTCCGAACCTTCGGCACAGGTGCAAAACGTAAGCATAGAAATAAGCTTCGTAATGGTGTGAACGAGGTCTCGTCGCTGTGGTTGGAATACTCCTTTGGTTGGAAGCCCGCTGTCCAAGATATTTGGGACGGGATGAACGCCATAGGCCAACCGATACCGGAGGGCCGCTGTTCGGGCTCGGGAAGTCAGGACTTTACTTGGAATTTCCATCCATCCAACGCCGCTGGCGAGAGATTTGCCACGCGGGGAAAGGTGAAGATGGGCGCCAAGGTTTTTGTCTCGAATCCCAACCTGTATCTTGCGCAGCAACTAGGGATTGCCAATCCCTACCAGATCGCGTGGGAGCTAGTTCCATTTAGCTTCGTGGCGGACTGGGTATTTGACGTTAGCACATGGCTCGGAGCTTTCACTGACCTTCTTGGCTGTGAAGTCTCGGAAGCGTACACCACACGATTCGCGGCTGGAACCGTCACCACTATGTGGTATTGGGACCAGCCAACCCTCAAGAAAGATTTTTCTCTTGTGGGTCGAGTCGCTGTCGTGGAACGTCGGGGAGGGCTTGATTACCCCTTCCCTAATTTCAATGTGCGCGCCAATATTGGCCAATCGTGGAATCGTGCCGCAAATGCGGTCTCCTTACTCGGTCAGATCTTGACCGCTTAACCAAGAGGTTTACCTAATGGCAAGCATTGCCGATCTAATCGTCAAGAAGGCTGACGGCACCACCAACGTCACGTACGTGGCTGCGACGCCGTCGGCCGGGGATAAGTCCCCGGCCGTCTGGACCCTGAACGCCTTTTCGGGTATTCAGGGTTTCCGCCCTCGCTTCGAGATGCAGACCCAAGACAATGGGAATGCCTCGGTGCGGCAGTCGACCTTCCGGTACAGCTATCCTTCGCTGTATACGGATTCGACGACTTCCCTCACCAAGCTACTCAATCAGATGTCATTCTCGGGGACGTTTCACGCCCCTAAGACCCTGACCACGACTGAGTGGAACGAGGCCTGGGCTCAGCTGGGAAACCTGCTGTGCGCGTCGCTGGTTCGTTCGAGTGTGCAGGACGGCTTCGCGCCGACCTAATCACATCATCGACGAATAAGACGGTAGCCTAACGGCTGTTTCACCGTCTTGCTAGTCTTGCTCACACCATAGAGGAGACTATACGTGAAAAGGTGGTTGTTAGCTAATGGTCCTTTAATAAGATCATTGTTGGAAGACCTTGACACTCCTGTATCTTTAGCTGTTTGGCTACAGATAGAAAACCAGGAGTGGGACGACCTAGCGCTTCGTTGGGTCGATCCACGGACTTATCCCGAAGGCATATTTTCTGCCTTACGTTATCGAAGCGATGTGCAGGCGGTGGACCTTCTTCGGAAGGCTCCGCTGCCTACCACGTTCAATCGCCGCGACGCAGCAATGGCTGCGTGGGAAACGTCCGAGACACAGTGTCTGATCACCAACGAGTTTATCCTCTCCCTCTCATCGGCCAGTTCACCTATTGGTGATCGGGCTGAGGCGCTCCAGGAATTTCTCCTGAAATGTCGAAAAAGGATGGGGAGGTGGCTTGGTGCTATCCCGAGTTTTATCAAGGGTGGCTTTGGTCCAGGAACTTGTGTCGAATATGTAGGCTCCAACCCGACGGTAGTTGACAAAATTTGGCTTCGGCCAACCACCACACCCACCTGTGCCGCTCTTTTCGAGTGGCATTACTCTCAGACCCTTTGGGGGAAGGAGAGGTGGGCAAGTCAGTTGGGTTCTCCAGATATCTCCCGCGGGAATCGTCTCACGACGGTCCCGAAGGACGGGAAGACAGACCGACCTATCTCGATTGAACCATTGGGAAACCTTTGGCTTCAACTCGGGTTGGGTCGGTATCTGAAGGACCGGCTGCGAACTATTGGTCTTCCAGCTTACAAGCCGGAATCACAGGAAATTTTCCCTGGCCTAGTTCGCACCTATGCGGACGCCCAATCCGTCCATCGAGATATACTTCGAAGGGCTGGAAAGGATCGTCTTGCAACAATTGACTTGAGTTCTGCTAGTGACACACTCGCGTTGGAGCTTGTTAGGGGTCTTTTACCTCCTGATTGGTTTCAATTGTTTGACGACTGTAGGTCAAAGCTAACCTGGGTTCCTTCCCAGGGTAGGCATCAGAGCCCTCTCACGTCAGGTGATCCGAAAGGAACCTGGCGGCACATCGAGAAGTTTTCTTCGATGGGTAATGGTTTTACATTTGAGTTGGAATCTTTGGTGTTTACTGTTCTCCTATCGGTTGGTTTCGGGCTTACGCCCGGAATCGATCTATGGGTCTTCGGCGATGACATCATATTGCCGGAGCGTTACTTTGACCATGCTTGCAACCTTCTTGAAGTTTGGGGCTTTACACCTAACCGACGAAAGTCGTTTAAAGGTGTCCCATTCTTCGAGAGCTGTGGAGGAAATATCCACAGTGGAATCGATGTCACTCCTGTCCGACTTAAAGGACCTCTTGAGGATATTCCGGCGATATACGCGTTTCATAACGCTTTATATCGTCGGGGTTTCTCTCGCAAGTCTCTTAGATTGGTTAGGAATTTGATTCCACGTCGGTTGCAATACCCCGGGCCAACACGGCTGGGGGATGTCGTCCTTCATGGCTTGCCATTCCGAAGTGTCCCAGCCCATGGTTCATTATGGGTTAAGACACTAAAGATGCGCCCCTCCGTACAGATTCCATTGGAGAGGTGGTCCTCGGAGTTGGCCATGACGG